ATCGTTGATAACTTCTAAGTCGCTATAATGAATGTAATCAGGATCATAGTAGCTGTTATTGCTGAAACTGCGATATGTTTCAATCCAGTCTTCTTTGAGGTGACCTAATGTATCGGGGTGTCTAAATTTTATCATAGTGTATATAGCAAAAAAGCGGCCTGAGCCGCTTTTTCTGGAGTCAGAAATTGTTTAGCACCAGTTTTCTGTTGTAGCAGTTGTTAGACCTGTAGCAGGATCAACAGTACTGTTATCAAAGAATGTGGCGATAAATGTGTCTCCTGGATTAGCATTTGCATACGGAGTAGCAAAGTTAATAGAGAAGTGGTTCTTGATACGACTTGCGTATGTAGTACCTGTACCATCGTTAACTGCAATACGCATTGTGTTTGGATCAGTAGGAGTTCCGTCATTTACTAATAAGCATGTGCCAACTGGCCAGGCTGTTCCGTTTGTTGCAAGACCATGACCACTCTTAGATGCAGTAAAGATATCATACTGTCCAGCAGTAGGATCTGCGCCCAAGGCGGCCCAGTCAGTGTTGCTTACACTAGCAATCATGTATGCTTGACCAGCGGCGATAGATTCATCTTGAATTGCGTTGTTAGTTGCCGCAACTAAGAATGTGCGTGAACCTTTTTGACGAACAACAGAACCAACATTCACAACAGTATAGTACCATGCACTATTTGTTACGTTGATGTTTGCAGGATCACCTAAACTTAGTTCACCGTCGTCTGTAGTAGCACTATAAGTACCTACGCTTGTATAACCACCAGCGCCGTCACTAACCCAAAGTTGTGAACTGCCACTGAACGAATCAGTAGTAAAGTTTGTACCGGTACCAGTTACTGTTGCTGATCCTGTATTAGCAGATATTGTACCGTTACCTTTTACAAGGATACTTAGACGGCATTCAATTTGGTCGCTGTTTTCGTTAATACCACCAACGACACCTGGATAGTTACCGTTGTAACCGTTATCTGTAGTACCGTCGTTTGGGAAACCTTCGTCAACTACAGTTCCACCGTTATATTTTCTAATTTTTAATGGCTTTCCCATTTGTTTTTCCTTTATTTTATGCGGGTTCTAGCCGCTACGCAGTGGGTTACTGCATAAATCTCCCTATGAGATATATCATGTATTTAGCTTATGTGCCCGTATTCGCATGTGGGGCGCCAAGTTCAGTAACACTGAATGCTCCGGCAGTGCCTGCAACGTTGATAAATGCAATGTAATTACCTTGACCAACATAAAGATCATTGTTCACTGTGTTTGCTGGAATAATCATGCTAGCAGTTAAATTTGCTGTAACACTGGAGTTACCAGTAGCAATCGCGATTGCGGACGTAGTGGTTGCAATGCGAACTTTGTCTGTCGTGGATGCTGATGTTAATTGACTTGTGCCGTTTGCCGTATATATTGCTGATGACATTTCTTTTTCCTAATTATAATCTTCCGACGGCTACTTCAATCATGCCTTCGATACCGTCAAAATTTTCAATCGCTTTACCGATAATCATGCCAACACTGGCGTTGTTCCATGGTCTAGCATAACCATTGCCCGCACTAACCATCATGTCACCTTTACGAATCTTTCCGCGAACTTTAGTAGGAACACGACCTTGCAGAGCGATAGCTACTGCAATACCTTGACAATTTGCGTTCATTGCATATGCAGGATTAGTAGAAACTACACCAGCAACTCTAGTGGTACCATCTTCTGCTATGGTAACTTCTTTTTCACCACCGAACTCTAGTACAGTACCTGGCTCATAGTGTTGATCTGCTTCATAGTATTCTGCCAAGTCGGCATATGTAGATTGTAGTTTTGATCCAGCGCTTAATGACCAGTTGCCAGTAATAGTTCCAGCATTTGTATTAGCTCCGGTAGTCAACGTCATGTTATTACCAGTTATGGACTGTGCATTTGCAAATGATAAACTAGTAAATGATGTACTTACGCTAGTGATATTTGGTTGTGCTGCTGTTGTTACTGTGCCAGCAGTAGTCGCGCTCGAAACTGTGCCACTTACATTTGCACCTGCAACTGCGTTCGCTGTTGTTGCGAATGCCACTGCACCACTTACATTGGCTCCTGCTACACTATTAGCAGTAGTAGCGAATGCCACTGCACCACTTACATTGGCTCCTGCTACACTATTAGCAGTAGTAGCGAATGCCACTGCGCCTGAAACATTGGCACCGGCTACTGCGTTAGCTGTTGTTGCGAATGCCACTGCGCCAGTCACATTGGCACCAGTAATAGAAGATAGACTTGAACCATTGCCGCTTACGTTTGTAAACACACCATTAGTAGCTCCAATGTTACCAACGTTTGCATTGCCTGTTACACTAAATGCTCCAATGTATGTCAATGGGCCTGTGCCGCTACGACCAAGAGTTGAAGTTGTATCTCCGCTGCCAAATATGATGTAGCCTTTAGTGCCATCTTGTTGTCCCTTGACAACCATAGTGTTTACTACATTTATGTCACCGATATACGCATCATCACCCACTTTATAGTTAGTACCCAAGCCATTTGAATTTGCTGAAACTTGTGGAGCACTAACAAGAGTAGTTGCATTTAAGTTGCCAACGTTGGCATTGCCAGACACTGATACGCTAGTTAAAGTGCCTGTACTTGTAATATTTGGCTGTGCTGCATCGTTAACCGTGTTTGCCACTCCAGATGTGGCTACGTTTAAGTTTGCAACACGGGTTGTGCTAGTAACTACTAGCGGTGCTGTGCCAGTAGTGATTGAAGAAACTATTTGTCCAGCAGTGCCTAGATTACCTACGTTGGCATTGCCAGTTACACTTGCTGTGCCAGTTAGTGACAATGCTTGTGAAGTATAATTCCATTGAAAGTTTGCATCACCGGTTGCAATACCACCACTATTGTACTGCACTGAATATGTAGAGCCGCCGGCCCCTGAACCACCACCAGAACCTCCAACGCTAGCAACTGCTCGGCCGCCTGAAGTATAGGCAGTGTATCCGGTTCCGTTCACAGAGGTTGTTAGACCTGAATCGCTATACAATGAAAATGTATTTGACGTTAATACCTTAGCGTAATATGAGTTGCCGTTCAATTGAGTCATGCCACCGACATTGGTGATAGTGACCTTAATTCCAGAAGTAAAATAGTTGTTCGAACTAGTTGTAATTACAACTGGATTCGCTTGTGTAGCGCCTGAAATGTTTGCAGATATTACACCCTGTGGAGTCCATGATAGATTGCCAGTGCCGTCTGTTTGTAGAACATAACCAATAGCGCCGCCAGTTAACTTTACGTTGCTAGCATCTCCAAGAGTGATTAAGCCGCCAGCGACACCTCCGGTATTCACCCATGTGTTGCTTGCAGCATCATAGGTTAGAGTCTGACCGGATGTAGGTGCTGTGATATTAAGATTGCCATAGCTTCCATTCATCTGACTAAAGTAGATGTTTGAATAGGAAGTTAGGATTTCTATGTTTTCATTCGGAGTAGTTTTACCAATGTATAATTTCTTAGCATCAGTAGCCCAACCGAATTCAGCATCGTCAAGTTGCGGCAAATCAACTAGATTGCCTGAACGAACTTGAAGTTTTGAAATCTGTATAATTGCCATAAGTGTAAATTCTTTAAGGATTTACACTTATTTATCACTAAAGTAGGTAATACTGTTCGAGTCTGCGGAACCACTTGTCGGTCCAGGCGTCAAACTCAGTGCCCTCTACAATAAATTCTTGATATTCATTCGCCGCAGAACACATGAATATAACGCCTTTGCGTATCTTAGTGCCATGAACTTCATTGTGTGCGTTAGCATATGCTGCTAACTGAAGGAAATAATCCTCAATCCATTCACGTTTTTTTGGTTTGTTTGTTTGTTTGTGATCCATGATAGCTTCTGCGCCGTCATGTATACCAACCAAGTCAGTGGTGCCTGCATATATCTTAGGGAAATATAGAGGAACTTCTGTGCCCCAGAACTCGCTACATCTGACAAGTCCTTTATCTATAATTGATTGAGCCATTTGATGACTCTGTATTGAATATGGATTGCTACCAGGTATTCCAATTTGACCAGTCTTAACATAGTCTTCTAACCACTTGTGCATTCTGGTGCCACGACCAGCAGCTTCGGTTGTTATTTCTTGCGCTCGTTTTGGGCCCACACGTTTGCGCCATTCGTTGAGAGCCTCAAGCTTCTCTTTTGGGGCTGTTGCTGAAAGTACTGTAGTTACGCTAGGCAGTTTCTCACCATCAGGTGTAGCGTACTTACGTTCTCCATTGATTGTTTCCCTATTAATCGAAACGTAGTTGAACTTATTCGGTAGATACATTCAGTAATTGTAACATAAGTTAACTTAAATTTACAATACTCTGGATGGATTACACTCTAAAGCTTTCACCACAGCCACATCTATCTCGTTCATTTGGGTTTTTAAATTCAAACCCTTCATTAAGACCATTGCGAACAAAATCAATTGTCATTCCCTTGACATATGGACAACTCTTTTGGTCAACATACAAGTTGCATCCATCGCAGTCTATTATAATATCATCTGGGTTGGGATTATCCACATATTCAAGTACATAGGCTAGACCAGAACAGCCGGTTGTCTTAACCCCTATTCTGATTCCTTTGCCTTTGCCTCTCTTTGCAAGAGTTAATTGAACTTTCTTTTTTGCTAGCTCGGTAATTGCTATCATTTCATTGCACTTTTGGCCATTTGTTGTACAATTTGTTGACTTTGATCTGCTGTTTCTGGTGGTTCACCTGCAGCGGCCTGTTGTTCTAGACCTTTAAAGCTGACCACATCATTTTCAATAGAATTGATTATCTTACTGAGCGGTGGGCTTTTTGCCATGTCAAAGATATCAGGTTCATCAACGTTGATACCGTTTGAATGCAGAAAATCCAATAGTTGTTCTGTTGTCCAATCACCCTGTATCTCACCGTTTTCTACGGCTGTTTTAAGCTGATTGGTCAGAACAACTAGTTTAGTAACTATTGGATCTTTGCCTGCGAACTCATAAAGTCGCATAGGTATTACCTTTTGGCTCTGCCTACACCAGCAACAGGTGCTGCTTCTGGTTCTTCTGCCGGCATGGGAGCGGCCATGTCGGCACCAGCTTCCAGGTCAGCTAGACCGGCACCCATTTCTTCGGCACCAGCTTCCATGTCATCTAGACCTGCTTCCATGCCTGGTGCTGCGCCGCCAAATGCATCGCCACCAGCTTTGCCAGTGATGCCACCTAGCGCACCTTGTAGACCACCACGTGCCGCAGTAATTGCAGCTTGTAGCTGTGTCAATGCTTCGGTAGCAGATTGAGTGAATGCTTGACTAGAATCTTCGCCCATTTCATTAGCGATACTAGTTGATAGTGCAGGAAGTTCCTTAACTAACATATCACTTACTTCTTCTAGCATCTTTTGTGTGCTGTCCACTAGGTCTTGTGCAGCTAAAACGACTTGTGATTTCTCAACTTCTTCATTTTCGTAAATGATACGTGAACGTGGTTGCGCCTTCAATTCGCTATAGCGGTGAGACAATGCTTGTTCCATGAAAACTAATTTCATGTAGCTTTGTGTTGATTGATTCTTGTGGAATTCTTTTGATTCTTTTGCCTCGCGCATCAAACCGCGAACTTTGTTTAGCATTGAAACAGTATTAACCATGCCCATCTTGTCTACGTTGAATGGCACTTCATAATTCTGTGATAACGCTTTGCTTGCGATAACGGTTGGCTTGGAGTCTAAATCTGTTAGTTTCATAGTTGTTAAATCCTGTGACTATAGTAATTATTTATCTTTATCCGATTAATATTTAGGTTTTGAGTTGAACAAATCAGTCTGCCAACGCTGGTATGAATCTATATAATGGCTCAATTCATTGGCAAATTTCTTCTTTTTTGCCTTCTCTTGGGTAAGTTTAGACAAGTAGATAAGTCTTTGTTCATTGTCCTTGACGGTGTGCAGTAATCCAGAATGCAGTTGAATTTCAGTGTCCATACTGAAAATCAATTGATCCAATTGATGCAATCTACTTGCATCTTTGTACATCTGACGCTTATCATAACCACACCATGCTGCGGCGTTTTTCAGCTTATAGAAGTTTTTTTCTGTATGGGTGCCAGACACGTAAACTTTATACGTGTTGTCCGGTTGTTTTACAACACTGTATTTGTCATAAAGATTATATGATCCATCTTCTTCCTGGTAGATGGTTATCTTTCTCAGTTGATCGATTTCCTTTTTAGGTATAATACGTTCTATCTGAGATAGTTTATCAACCATGGTTTTCTGTTTCAAAATATATATTCCTAAGTTCTTCGGTAGTGTCCAACTTGTTAGTTAGTTTCTCCCATTCTGTGCCGCACAATATCATTGGAACATTGTGACAATCATTGTATAATGCACCCAATTCTGAAATGCCATCTGCAAATACGCTGCCATGACTTACCGTAAATTCGAATGACCAGCAATTCACATCTGCCTCGTCTTCATACAAGTAACCAAATTTTGCAAACTTGTCGAATTGAATTGAAGTTTTTCTTGGGATGCGAGTGATTTCAGGTTGGCTGCGCAAGTTAATTGCTTGTAGAATAGTATCAAAGTTACACTGAGTATTGCGCTTATAGAACCAATCAGTGTTGCCTGTGTCTGGTGGACGGTGTCGGTTTAACACGCCAGTTTGTGTGATATCAAAAAGAGTGTAACATGTTATCAAATACATGTAGTTATTTATAGCAATAAAAAAACCCGAGAAAATCTCGGGTTTCTTTTTGAACTGAGTTAATATTAACCAGTGAATGTAGCAGTTGCGCCACCAGTTGTTGTGTTAGCTGTGCCAGCTGCGGTTAGAGCAGCGTTAACAGCAGCAACAACGTTAGAACCAACAGAACCGTCAACAGACCATGCGCCTGTTGGGTAAACAGCAACAGCCAATGTGTCAGTAGAAGCGTCTGTGTACTCATAGATGTAAACAGTAGCTAATTGCTGAATTGTTTGGATGATTGTGTTAACTTGTGCGCCAGAGAAACCAGTGCCGCTTGCAGCAGAGATTGTGAAGTAGTCTAGCTTAGGACCTTGTGGTTGTACTGTTGCGCCAGAAACAACTGCGTTTAGACCGTTAGACCAACCTGCACCTGCAGAGTTTGCAACGCCAGAGTCTAAAACTACGACTGGTTGATAGTCACCGTGAACTTTTGTAAATTGTGCCATTTTAATATTCCTTTAAATGATTGGAACCTACTGTTCCATATCTTTATTTATCATTTGCAGAAAAAAATGGCGGTTTTGCACTACTTTCTTGCAGCTAAATTCTGTGCAGAAAAACCCAATCTATCTACCAGCTTAACACCTTGACTTACAAAACCTTCTTGCGTTCTTGTGCCATCGTCCAAGTATCCCTGTACCGGAGAACTTTCAGTGGCAGCATTAAGTTGTTGTAGTATAGACATTTTTAGTTTATACAATTCTACCCATATGGTGAATGCACCCGCAACACCGTCTTTGTTCGATTGTAAATGCTGTGATAGCTTGTTTCTCATGCTATCTGTCATCTTGCGATTCATGAAAAACTCATTGAATCCAGCAACTAAGTTGTTTAGATTCTTGGAAACAATACGCTTGTTGACGTATACTGTGAATAGATTAGCGAAACTATTAGATGCCTGTGGCGCGGTAGTCATCAGTTGATCAACCGCGCTGCCATACTTGGCAATCGCATTGTTTACGTTTTTAACCAGTGACTGATCTACTTTGATTTTAGAAGCAATTGGCATGCCAGCTGGAATAATAGCAACGTTGCTGTTATTTTTAAGCTTGCCTATTGTGCCATCCAGTGATTGCGCTTGCTTGGTGTTCAGTGCGCCTGGTTCGAGATATTGGTGAACTACAATACCCGCTTGTTTTCCTGTGATAAGCTGACCAATTGCGCTTTTTGGATCAACCGTGTACTGAATTCCATTGGGGTTGGCTTTAAAGTGATATAGACCATCTTTGGCAACTTGTAGTGGCTGACTGAATAGTAGATCGCCCCAGTAATATCTTCTATCTCTGGTTTCTTTTTCCAGACCTGGCCATAGAGCAGCTATGATAGCATGCAATCTGTCACGTTCAACACCACGATTCAAATCATATTGGGCAAACTGTTCAGGACTGTAGACTTGACGACCAGAACCATCTTTTTTGTTGAACATATGCTTGTCCATGATGCTGAATTTGCCATCTGCACCACGACCAAAAATCAATGCTGGATATCCATCCCACTTGATGGTAATTGCTTTTGGGTTTTTTACAGTACTGATCAACGCATTTACTGCATTTCTTGCACCTTGACTGCCTCCCAAGAAGACCATATCTTCAGGATGATCAATGTGTGCTGGATCACGCTCAAACTTAGATTCTGAAAGTTGAGCGATTTTGTCAGCTAAGAAAGATAAACTTTCACTTAGAAGCATTGCCAGTGCCCCAGGTCTTGAATGATTTGTTCTCTGATACTGGATTCATTGCGGTTTTCTTCTTTTGACTAACTTTGGATGCTCTGTTGCCTGCGCTAACTGGCTGTGGTATACCTGTCGGAGCATTCATTGTCGTTTTGCCATAGTTATTCTGCAAGCCAAAGTTTTTCGTTGGTGCTGGCGCAGGCGCCGGTGCAGTGGTTGAGGTTCCTAGTTGTTTTTCTAAAGACTTGAGTATATAGCCTTTTTGCTGTTTGTTCAACTTTCCCATCAATTCTTTTACCCGAATATACACACTTTTTGCAGTTGGCGCTGCAGGTGCTGGCTCTGATGCACTGGCAGGTTCTGAGGCAGAAGATGCTGGCGATGCCGATGCTGCACTCGCAGTGGCTGAGGTATCGGTTGGTTGATCTGCTCCTGTCAACGCATTTAGAGGATTTACTCCGGAAGAAGATGCTGACTGGCCTGCTTCTGGAGCATCGGCTGATTGTTGTCCTGCGCCGCCAGTATGATATAAACTATATGCAGCAGAAGCTAGTTTTGTCAATGCTTTACGACCTTTGTCCTGAGCATATGTTGCTTGTATCTCGTCTGCGATTGGCTTGATTGCACTGGTATTCACATCACCCATGTACTGTTTCATGAAGTTCTGTACATATGAGCTAATAGTATACGGATATTGTGCACCTGCCTCGTCCAATGACATGATTGATTCGAATACGTAGTCCAACTGAGAGTAGTTGCTTTCGTTTAAATCCAATGATTGTTGTGGACCACTAGCTCTGACTTGTTTTTGTTTTCCTAATCTAGCTAATGTTTCTCTGCCTTTTGGTCCTAACTGTTTGCTGCCAGGTGGTAATGTAGTTACTGTAGGCTTATTTCCCATCTGAGATAGACCTGCAGCCATATTTCCAAATGCTTGATTACCTGGAGCAGGTTTAGCTGGGGCAGCAGGCGCCGGTTTCATCGATGATTGCACCGCATTCGTCGCTGCCGCTTGCTTTTGTTGTCGTATTTGAGCTGGAGTCGGTGCGCCAGGTTTTGCCGATGGCGCTGCAGGCGCAGCACTTGCTTGAGTCGGAGCGGCTTTGGTAACGGGCACAGCTTGACTATTTGCAGCTTTGGCCGCAATCTGTTGTTTAGCTATTCTTTTTTGAGCAAATGCGTCTGGAGATGATCCTGACGCTGCTGGTGCTGCATTCTGGCCTGGTTGCGCTGGTGCATTTGTGGCGGACGCTGCAGGAGAAGATGTGTCGGTAGGTTGAATGCCAGCTTTTGGGTCAGGGTTAATAGTATTTCCACTGATTCCCTGTGCTAAATTCGTTGCTAGCTTTCCAATCAAATCCTGTGAAAACTGTTGCTGTGCCATTTTGTCTCTGATTGACATTTGGCCCTCTGGACGACCACGTAATTTATCGCCAAGATTAGATAGGGCGGCGCCGGCAAAGGTTGCTTCTTTTAAATCATTCAGTTTCACGGTTTTTCCTCAAAGATTTTGCAAATCTTTCTCGGTCTTTGCTCTTTATCGCACTTAAAAGCTTACGTTCTAACAATTCAGCTTGTTCTTTTGGATAGTGACGACTGATTAGCTCAATTAAATTGATGGCACTAGTAATGATATTACTAGCTCTATTCTCAATAATGTAAGAGGTATCCCTGGTATTACCAAGGTCTTCCAATTCCTGCAACAGACTACGAGTTTGTTTTTGCATATAATTATCCTTATGTATTTATCTGAGAATCATTTCTTTAATGAGTTCAGTAAACCCTTAAGTTTTGCACTGCTTACGTCTGCCACCACATGTTTTTTCGCAGGAGATAAAATTTCTCCGGTAGATTGATCTACAATGTCAGTTGACGATTGAAGTGTGGATTGTGGTTTCAATTTATTCATAATGTCGTTTGGACTAGGACTTGGCTTGTATTTTGCTTGTTGGTCTGCGTATCCATCTGGATCATCGTCGGTGATGCGCATGGTTTCAATATTGTATTCCAGATCAATTTTCTGACCTACGCCAGTTGAACTACGAGACTTCATACACTGAATCTGATATTTGCCTCGCTCACGCATGCTACGGCTGGTAAAAATACCGAACACGTTGTCAGCGGTGTTAATCTTGGAGATACCACCTGCAATGTGACTGTGGTCAAATTCTGGTTCTTCAACTGCGCTACGGTTTAGCTGAGAGGCAGTTACCAATAACACGCCCAACTCTTTAGCTAAGTTACGCAATTCTTCGGATACATACTTATCTTTGATAAACTGATCATTTGGATTGACTTTGACTGATACAGGCATGACAAGATCAAGATAGTCTACCATTACAAAGTCAACCTTGATGCCAGTTTGAATCTGCACCTCTTTGAGATAGCTACGAATATCATTGACGTTAGACTGTGCTGGCATGCCTTTAACTCTGTACTGACCAGCTTTCTTGGCTACCATCTTAACTTTCAATTCAGTAGATTCAATGTCTTTGCGAATTTCTTTGGTGCTCATTGAAGTCAACATGGCATCGGTACGCAGCGAGGTCAATTCTTCGGAAAGTTCCAAGGAGATGTACACGCCTGACATGCCTTGTTGTAGCCAGTTTAAAGCCAGGTTCATCATCACAAGCGACTTGCCAGAACCTGAACCGCCCGCAAAGATGTTCAATTCACCTCTACTGAAACCACCATAAAGTAATTTGTCTAGCTGTGGCCAGCCAGTAGAGACTTGTCCACCAGCATTAAAGTATTTGTTGATACGTGCCTTTGGGTCGGCAAAATAATCAGTACCCATGTCTTTTTGTAGACTGATTTGCACTGCATCTTTGATTAGCTTTTCAACTGGACCATACTCGCCCTTCTCAAGCAAGTCGGCTGCTTTAAGAATCGCACGTTCTAATTCTTGGCGCTTGGTAAACTTCTCAAATTCTTCTAAAAACTTATCAGTATGACCAGGTGTAATGTTTGGTATAGGGTCTAGCTTAATACCAGTGCTAGCTTCGATGAATTCAGGTTCTGGAATTGTGCTGAATTTTTCTGCACTGTCTTTGAAAAGATCAACTACCGGTCTTAGAGTTTTGTCGAAGTTCTGAGAGTTAATGATGTTTGCAACGCGAGTATACAACTGCGCATCTGTCAACATCATCTTTAAAAACCATTTTTGTATTTCTGCTGTGTATTCTATTTTATATTCCGACTTGTTTACCAATTTGCTTTTTCCTTAATTCTATTTTTATTTTACTATTAGTAGCGCTCTGCAATATACTTAATAGAGTCTGTAGTTTTCCATACTTGATTACTGCATCATTCACATCTTTAACATCAGTATCCCATTTAGGCAAACTGACTTGATATCCTAATTCTAATGCTCGATCACACATATTCAAACCTGTGCCATCTTGATCTGGGACTGCTATAATTGTTCGGTTGAGATTGCTTAATAGTTGAGCCTGTGCATCGCTAATATCATCGTGCATGACTGCCACGCCATCGATAGCTAATGCATCGAATATCCCTTCAGTGAGTATACACACTGTCCAGTCTGGCTTTTGCATGTCAACGTTGAACACATAGCCCTGTTGTTGTTCGTTTAAATACTTGGGAATTCTATTGTCTAAGAATCTGCTGGTATGACCGACAATTTTATTATTGTAAGTATACGGTATGATGACTCTGTTGCCCATACGACCAGGTTCGTCTGGTGTAATCAAGAAGGGATAATCATCAATACTTATTGCCCTGTTCTGCACATAATCAACGAATACTTTATGCTTTGGGTTATTTTTATCTAAGAGTTCGCCGTCTGGCAACTTGTGTTCGTTGAAGTTTATCTTGACTCGTTTATGCGGCACAGAAAAGTCTATCATGTCTTTCTGTTGCAGACTTTCTAAACTCCAACGTTGAATCTCAATATCATCAATGCCACACCATTTGAGCAATTGACGAGTCTTAGTTGAGATTGATCGTCCAAGTGTGAAGTTGCATTTGAAGTTACAATTGAAACAGTGATACGTCCAATTGTGACCGTCGTATTTTATGCCGCCGCGCTGGCGACGATCTGCTTTATGTCCGAAATGGTTACAACAGATGGCATTGAAACTAATCCAGCCACTGGATGTTTGTTTCTTTTTGCCAGGAAGTATAGATAGAATATCGAACATTTAGTAAGTATAACGTATTATACTACTTAATGCAACATTTATCTGACCAAGATATTTCCAACTGCTCCGTAATCGCTTACGAATTGAAGTCTGACATATGGATGGAAACCTTTTATCACGTAACCTTTGGTGTCAGTTAAGTTCGCAGCATTTGTCTCCACTAAGTCAACTACATACCAGTCAGCATCTGGTAGAGTGGATCCTAGTATAGCTACGTTGCCTTGGAAATCATCATATCTCACCTGGAAGGTGAGTACAGGATTATCGTTTGTCTCCACAGTACTAGAATAGTAAGTTTGACTATTTCCAGGTAGATTATAGTTATTGCCTACTTGTAAGTTAGGGAACGGTTGACCAGTAGGAATAGACACTGATTGACTTGGCACGAATGATGGCAACACACTGTTGACAATGTTGATTTCACCTCGGGCGCCTGCATTTGCGTCTACGAATACAGGAAAATCAAAGTCTCCAACAGGAATTTCCAGTGTATAATAGCACTTCTGTGCATCAATATTCTCTAGATCACTAGGATTCAATGTAAGCACCGCTAGACCCGTCAATGGAAGAGTCAAGTTTAGCGCCTTCTGAACCAGTATCTCATTTCCCTGATAATTTAAAATTCTGCAAGTAATGGACTTTCCAGTAATATCTACCGGCTTTTGCTCCTGGTTGAGAAATTGAAATTGTATTTGATTATCAACTCCCTTATGTAGAGTTAGTGGTTTAGCATATACTGGCATGTATCTCCTTGGGGAATTTCCGGTAAATAGCAATACGATTTGGCGTTGAATGTAGTAAAAGACCGCTGTTGAATACACAAATATTGCTCCTGTTATGTATATTTATTTAATTGGAAACAATTCCGATAAATACTACCGATATAACAATAACATGATTCACAACGAATTTTTCAAGAAACTAAGCGAAAATCACCCGTTCATTACAGTTTGCTCATATGCAGGGCAGGACTACGTAGGAATTATTCAGAACAGGGATGACGCTGTTACCACTATATACGACTATGGCTCCATAGTGGAGCCACTTATAAAGCAAAAGTTCCTGGAATTAGGTGACGTTTGGTGGTGGGAAAGTAATCGACTTGTTCCGATAAATCTGTTCTTGAAGGATGACTGGAATATATTCAAGCCTTATCTACGAACGTTTAATAACAAGAGTCTAGTTGTTGTTCATGGCCCAATTTGCAGTATGAACGAATTGAGCAAAAGGCGTAGCAAAAGACGTAGTATTACTCTGGTAAAACGCCTTCCGTAACCAGATTCATGTGAACTACCACCAGATGTGCATATGCCAGACTATGGCTCTTCTTGAATGTATATCCATCTGTACCTTTATCCCACACCGTTTTCGCAACTTCTTTCCATGGCAACCCAATCAAGTGTTTCTTGCCAGGGCGAATAATCGCTAGGAACATGGCCAATCGAGGAATGCTGTCAATAGGCTCGGGCATTTCTTTAATGCTACGATAGTGATTTCCTATGTGAATAAGATTCTGCATCTTGTCCTGATCTTTTAGCATGCTCCAATCTGGGTCCCTAGTCATTAACTCGACCAAATGTAGTTCATCCCTTACCCTTGAATACACATGCACGTTCAAGAGGTCTAACTTGAAATAACCTCTCTTCTCAGCCTGCGTATAATCTATGGAGGCAATGTCATTGACAGGATCATATGGGATATCAGTTACATACACTCCAGTAGCGTGGTGCCTTATTGGAGTGACGTTCCTCATTGCTGCTCTGGTATGCTCTATGAGAGCTAGGAGCTTATCTCTGTCACCAAAGTCAATATCAATGTCTGCATTCAGTTTCATCGTGGCGATACCAAACCGGCTTTCATTAATTTCATGTATGCTTCCTGGACAACAATGGCCTGGCGCTCGGCATCTTCTACCGCTTTGTGACTTGTTGTGTGTCCACCACTCTGTAGTTTCACGTTAGTGACTTCATAGATAGTTCTAGTATCACGTATTGTCCAGAACTGCCATGGAATAGGAACTACTCTGGTTGACGTTTGACGCCATGCATGTTCCATCATGACAATATCAAATGTCGCACCGTTAGACCACACAGCACGACGGTTCCAACAAAACTTATAAAGGGCCTCCATGCACTCGCCAAATGGTTGGCGTCCTTGGTCTCCCAATGCTTCTTCAAGTGCCTCAGGACTCTGCTGGGCCCACCATTGAATAGTGTCTTCACTGATTGTCCTCTTGTATATTTCAGTTTGATCTTCGATAGTGGGGCGCAACTCAAGTTTCTCTACTATGCCACTGCCTTTTGGATCAAATCGCACTGCTCCAATTGTCAACACTACAGCCTCTGGTCTGTTATCAAGTGTTTCCAAGTCTATCATTATATCATTAGCCATTATTGCTTCCCCATATGTTATCAATTATTCTTAAATCATCTACTATATCAGCATCTATGTAATTAAACAAGATTGCTGGGCGTTTTGAGTCTGTTGGATTAGGCATACTAGAATGCAATAGTCTACAGTTGTACATCAATACACTACCCTTTTTAATCGTTGGTTGAACGTAATTGCGAGAATAGTACCCGTTGTAATATCCTTTGTAACACATGTCAATCGCAAAGTTTTTCTTTTGACTTTCTGGCACGAGTCCAGTAGCACCGTTGTGCATGTCTAAATCGTATAGTGGCGCAATACATTGAACGCCCAACAATCTAGTATCTTGATTGTATTTCTCAAATCGATGAGGACTGTCAACGTGTGGGTTAACCCAATCACTGTGTGGTTCAATGAATACAGTATCGCTAGCATACCAATGCGCGGTCGGTATTGCTTCTTTAACCACTCGGTAGATGATATGATGCATCTTTTCAACTTCTGGCCAACTCATTACAAGTTGACTCCACCATACAGCAACGTCTGGCAAGTTCAGTATCTCACCACGTTCTGCATACAGCTTTTCTTTGCTACTCGCCCGCACAGGATGTAGCGTATCAATTTTACTGGCAAAT